GTAATTCTGCCTTGTCTGAAATGCCCTCAACCACAACTATTTCTTTTTGCAAACGCCAGGTTCTTGCTGGAGCAATTCTACCTTGGGGATATGTTTCTATTAGATTAGTAATTTCATTACTCTCTCCAAATGATAATGGTTTTAATTTAATATTTTTTCCTGTAACTGGAAGTGTTACTGCAAAAAGACCATCTTCGTCTGGAGATATTCCACGTTTTATGTTTAGTTCATCTAATCTTTCCGTAGCTTGAAATGATTTTCCAGTTTTTGGGTCTTTCAGATTAAGTTCTATCGTAGGACCAAAAGCTGTATTTCTTAAAAAAATTAAGATAGCTTCTATATCTCCTTCAAGTAATTCTTCAGGTCTAATTCCTGGTTCGTAGATTTTAGCCCTAAGTAAATTTAGGGTCATATCTTTACCCCCAGCGATAAGGATGTTTTCATCACTTGCCGTTAAATACCCCACCTTGATGGAACCCTTTTTATTTTTATAAAAAATTCCTTGAGAAGGGAGTGGTACTACGTCATGAGGTAGTGAGAAATTCTGTTGTGAGTAATTTAAAGTTTCTTGGTCCATAATAAAAAAAACCGTAGAGTTCGGCTCTACGGTTAAATATACTCAGTAAAAAAAATAAATAAATAATTTAGTAAATCAATACACAGCGGTCCATTCTTAAGGTTGCTGAAATTGTAGCCAAGCCATCTTGAGAATAGTTAAGCGAATTGAAGTTTACATCTGTAAGGAATGTTCCGTACAGAATCCACTTTTCTACAACAACACCCGTTGGGTCGAGCATTTCTAGGTCAATATCTTTTTTATAACCTGCAGCATATCCCATACGGCCTGTTACAGATTCTGCGTGTAAACGTACCCACTCCATTAAAGCTTGTGCTGCAGAAGGACCGATTGGGTCACGGAATGTAACTGGAATTGTTTGCCAGTTAAATCTGCCTGCAACATATGTTGAGGTGTTTAGAAATTGTATTTCTGTTGGGTTAATCGTAATGTGAGGTCTGGCAGTAGATTCTACGAACCATTCATTGATACCCAAAGATGAAGGAAACCTTAAAATAAACCTATTCTGTCTTTTAGGTTCATAAGGAATCGGCATTTTCATTAATAAATCCGCCATTGTGTTTTCTTATTTTTTTACTTTTATCGTTTATTATAAATATACCCATGGTTGAAAACTTTTTCTCTTTACTTTTTTTTCAGGATTGGTAAAATTTACATATAAGTATTAAGTATTAAGTATTAAGTATTAAGTATTAAGTATTAAGTATTAAGTATTAAGTATTAAGTATTAAGTATTAAGTATTACTATAGTATTATATTAATTAGTTCTTTTTAGTTAATTAATTTCTTTCTTAATACCTCCTTTAGTAGAATATAGTTTAATAGGTTCTTTAATACTATTAAAGTATTTCTTAATACTATCTACATTTTTTTCATCATCATCTGAAAAACCTATTGTAGGTTTTTTTGGGATGAATTTGTTTGCAACGTCCTTTTTAAGAAAAGCTGCTTTTTGAAGTGTTACTGCCATGGCTTTTACATAATTCACAAAGTTAGCCATAGCCAAAACTTTTGCATCTTCTGGGCTGGCAGCAGCGTCTTTAACACCAAAACTAACAGGATTATATTTATTCATCTCCAGATAAGACCAAATCAATTCATCATCGGTCATCTTATCCTCTTCCGCAAAATCTCTGAATTTTTTTAGATTTTTAGTAAGCTCCTTTTTTGAAATACCACCGAAGTTTTTATCGATGTAATTAAAAATTGCTTGCTTGATTGTCTCTGGATTATGTCCCCTCGCAGTAATAATTGCAAAAATAGACCCATTGTTAACTGCTTCTTTAAAGTCATTCCATGCTGGACCAAGTTTTGCTTTGAGGGAATCAACTAAAAAGTCTTTGTCTCCATCTACTCCGAAAAACCGGAAGGGGTCTGGTGCAAAATCTGTCACTATTTTTCCATTGTATTTAAAATTTTCCTTGCCTATCTTATTTCTGTAAGTGGCAAAATCCTCTGTAGACATTGGAACTTTATTACCGGTAATGTCTAAGAGGATTATTTTTGTGGGCATGTGCACCAGGTTATCGTCCCAATCAAATGCATAGTATTTGAGGTCTGGGGTTCCAGTTTTGAAGGACGATGCTTGTTTCGTTTTCATTTTCTGTAAGACAAAAAAAGGGTGGGAAAGTCATTTTTCCCACCCCAAAGATATTAAATATTTTCGAATGACGCACCAGTAGGTGTAATCAAAAACTCAATATCAATAAATTCTAGTGCCTTAGTAGGTTTAAGATAAATTTTACCCGTGAGCGTATTTCTATCCAAATCTTCTGGTGTTGATGCAACAGTCACACGGAAGTCGTATAGACCGCGGTCTCTACGTATAGCATCCAAGATTGGGTTTACCGAATCCAAGAACTGCTGCCTTACAATTTCATCATTTTGTTCGAAGAGTAATCTTACTGCGACAGCAGAAATTAATTTCCTAGCTTGTAACAATAATCTTCTTACATTCAGACGATTAAGAGCAGTGTCTCTTATCTGAAGAGTTTTATTACCCCAGATTACAGTTCCTACATCAGAGAATGTAGCAATCGGATTAATTCTACCTTGGTAAAGAGTATCTCTATCTTCCTGGGTTAATTTCAATCTAGCTTTAACAGAATTGACAAGACCTCTAGTATAACCAGCTGAAGCAAACCAAGGGAATGAGATATTGTCAGTTAAAGCAAGGTTTCTACAAACTTGTCCTGTTGGAGGTATGTAAATTTGTGTATTATTGACAGTATCCCTTTCGAGAATCCACGGATAGTAAGTTGCAGTATACGAAGAATCAATTCCAGTATTATCTAAGTCATCGACAGCTCGCTGAGGGTAAACTATTTCATACTGTGATGTACCATCAGGAACATACATATTATAATCCGGTGTTGTAACAATGTAGACAGCATCTGCTCTTTCATTCTCAACCATCCCTATTGCTAATTCACAAAGATTAGAATTATTAATATAATCAATTCCTGGTGTAGCAAAAACGTTAATGTTTGTAGATTCAGGATTGTTAAAAGTTAGTTGACCCAATAAATAAGCGTAATAGTCGGTGTTAGCAAAGTCCTGAGTGTTATTTTCAACAACAATTCTCTTAAATGTACCATCTCCAGAAGCTGTAGGATACCTTTGTGTTTGTGTCGAACCTTGTAAATAACCGGAAGCTCCTAAAGCAAATCTGTCCTGGTTAGTTCTAAATTCTCTATAAATGTCCCAACCATCAAAACCACCCTGGAAAACGCATGTAAACTTTCTTGAGAAAATAAAATAATATGGACTTTCTTGTGAAGTAGGTTCTGAATCAAAACTAGCAACACCACAAACAAACGCTGGTGTACCACTTGTAACCTGTGAATTGGAAATTGTAACAACAGTTGCTCCAGAATCCATGTGGAAACCTTTAGTTTGATAGTTCCAAGGTTCTGAAGTTGTAGCTAAATCCCATCCAACTACAGGATTTTTTTTACCTTTATATTGTAATAAATCAGTATCAATTCCAAATTGAGATGAAATACCTAAATAAGTTCTTCTAACAATATCACCGGAAGAACTAGTAATGTTTGCACCCCCAGCAGAAGTACCAAAAGGAGGGTCAAAAATAGTTTCTCCAGGGAAGAAATATTTGTTTTTAATAATTGGAAACGGAGAAGGATTTGTAGCACTTTCATAAACTCTTTCTTCAAGACCAAAAAATCCACAAGGTAAAGCGTCGACCGGATATTCGTCTGAAAGCTCAACCATCACATACGCTGAATTAAGTGGATACTCTCCATCTACGGAGCCAATTTTTTTACCTATGAAACTGTTTTGACTTGGGTCCATAGTACAATTGGTATACTTTTCGTAAACAACTGGATTAGCATCTGTATCAAAGAAATCTCTAACTAATACATCAAATGTTTGGTTGTTGAAGGAAATGTTAGCTACTGAAATTTTTATATCAGTATTTGCCGAGTTACCATCACTGATTGTTACAAATCTAAATAAATTAAAAACTTTGTTACCACGTAATTCCGATACAAAGTATGGAGTTTTCGGAGTTTGATATTGGTCTAAGAACCAAGCTATAGATGTTGTAGAACTTTTATCACGAGCTTCAGGAAGAGCAATCAAATCACATTTTACCCCACGAACATATCCTTTATTATATCCATAGTTTAACATTCCAAGATAAGATTCTTCAACGTAAATTGGAACTTCTTGCCTTGGTTTCGAGAAGTTAGCTATTCCAAGAACTTTAGTAATGTAGTTAGCATTTGTTGAATCGAATGAGGTGTCAAAAGAAAATGTTTTACCTTCGTATGTAACACCACTCAATTGGAATGTAGCAAAAGGGCTTAGAGAAATACCAGAATAAGCACCGGTGCAAATTAAATTCAAATCAGTTAAACCAGTTACTTGATATTGTGGTCCGTGTTCATTAGCCGTATAAATAGAAATACCACGAGAGCGTAGTGTTGCTAGAATTAAGTTGTTCCATTCTGTATAAGCAGTGCCGGAATAGGTAAATAAATCACCAGTAACTGTTCCAGAGAAAAATCCTGAAGCTCCTGTAACATATTGAGTTACATCATAATACCAAGAATAACCAGAATAACTATTATTAGTTGTAATATCAAAAGTAGCATAATACCAAGAATCATTCACGCCGTTTGTCAAATCTGCAAAGTCCAAACTTAAATTGTCACAACCAAAAACATTATCCAAATTAGAATAAGTACCGTTTAATGTGTTATAATCCGAAGTTGGTAAGGAACCATAAACGTTGGCGGTAGACGCAGAGAGACTGGTATTACCCGAAATATCCAACATAAAATTTAAAAAGTCAGCATTGTAAGTTGACGTTGAACCATCAGCTAGTGTATAAGAAGTTGACAACGAATTAGAAATCAATGCGGGTAGACCTGCATTAAAATTAACAGTTGACCCCGTGGAAAATCCTGAGAAAGTCACCGAAAAAGGTACAGTTGCTACACTAGTGTTGATACCAACAGTGGTACCATCAACATTAGCAATAGCTTGCAAACTCCATGAAGGACCTGCATCATATCCCGACAAACCAAGTATTCTAGTTACAAACAACTGATTAGATTGTTGCAAATAGGCTTTGGCAATATAAGCCGCTTCGTATTTTGGGATTTGTGTGTTTATAAATTTGGTGGGTATTGTACCACCAAAAAAAGTTTGAAACTCATCGAAGTTAGTGATGAAAATAGGTTCAAAGGCAGGCCCCTTTTGTGTTTCGCCCACTAAACCCAAAGTGGTTACACCAACACTTTGAGCAACAAACGATAAATCAGTTTCTGATGTGTATACCCCTGGGGATACAAAAACTTTTTGGTTTGCTTGAGATGTTACTTGAAAAAACATTTGTAATTTTTCTTTATCGGTTTTATTTTAATGATAAATATTCAATTTTTTTTCAAAAAACTTGACTTTTCAATATGTATTAGTAAGTGGGCAGAATTTTTTCTACCTTTTTTCTACCTTATGAAAAGTACCCCTAAGAAGATTAAGAACCTCAAAATATCAGAAACAACCCATCAAGTGTTAAAAGAATACTGTGATGAGAATGGTTTGAAAATTTACAAGTATCTTGAAAAACTAATTTTAGATAATTGTAAAAAGCAGAAAGATATCTACGGTGAATAATTAAACCAGCTTTGCCTGGAACTCAATATTAGCTTCTTGACCTGGAGTTTCCTTAGTAATATCCACTCTTAATAAATCTCCGGTGTTAAGTTGAATAAAATCAACATTTTCCCCATAGTAATCATTGTTGATATAAACAAAATAATTTTCAACATTTAGACTTTTTACTAATGTTAGATTAATTCTATAATCGACTTTATCATCAATAATTGTTGTATTACCAGAGGTATAAAATAAATCATATACAAACTCATCAGGATTTGCCGGAATAATTTCAGCTCTTTTTCCTTTTGGAACCTGACTATCCACTTCATAAAGTTGAACAACTCTTGAAATTGCTGGTTTAACCTCAAATTCTTCTTCATCAATTAAATAACCTAACATTGTAAAGTCATAACTTTGTATGTAGTAATTTCTTTTTTCAACATCAATAATCGATTGGTCTGATAAACCATTCATAATAATTGGTACGTATTGACCTTTTATGAAAGTATACGCTTGGCGAGAAGAAAAAGTTTGGAGAACGTTTTTATTGAACGTATTTAACTCACGCATTCTATTACAAAGAATTTTGACACTATAGTTAATATCCACTGGAACTGGTTGAGGAATAGTGTATATGTCATACCCTTTTTGGTTTCCGTTCCAAGTTGGAACTTTAGCGTAATAAAATTGTTTTCTTACTGGGATTGTATATTGCAGTGATGGATTTGAACCGTATTTAACCTCAGGTTGTCGAACAACGGTAATAAATGGCAATTGAACATTAAAATCTTGGTCCACAAAATTCCATGTTTCTGTAAATTGTGACCACCTTTGATTAGTAATAATTTTATCGACAACGTTAATGTCTTTACCAGATACCGTAGTTTTTAAGGAGTTTTGAACAAACTCAAGCATTCCGCCATCCAAATCGGCGTGCAACACACTCTGAGGAAGATAAGTACCATCTTCATTAATAAATTGAAGAAGTTGTTCTCTCCTAGCGGATAAAGTTTTTGGAGGAACCAAATTAATATCTGGTTTTACCTGTTTTTTGAATATGGGTACTTTAGGTAATGCCATTAGGTTCCAAAGAATTCATTTTGTGAAGTAGGAACAGCAATAATTGTTCTATAGAACGGTTTGTACCCACCATAAGTGTGTTTATTGTCTGAAACAACACGACCATCATCAGCAACCGTATAGTACCTTACTTTATCCTCTGACTCGTAATAACCCAAAT